TTTCTATAGCCCCCAGCTCAGAAGTCCTTATCCTCGCTGGAAATACAAAGGAGAAATAGAACTTGGAGAACAGGAGAGCCCGGCACGGGTCCGGCTCCCTATCCTCCCAGGCATGGCCCTCGACGGGCGAGATCTGAGATTCACGGACAGAGCAGGGAACGACCTTAATTTTAATATTTTTGATACTGGGCTCGACTTCCTGGACTGCTGGGTCGAGATCCCTGCAGGAACTCGTATAATAGATTTTTATTACGGTAACGGGGTTGCTGAATCGAAAAGCAACTCTGGAATTGTGGGCGTCCCTGATACAGAAACGATCGTAACCGTAACCCCCCATATAGGCGGAGAGGACGACGTCTGGCAGTTCCCAGGCTGGAAATATCAGCAGGAAATAAACCTCTCGGCTACGGCTACCGGAGGCGAGCAGATCCTCCTCTCTATTCCATACCGTCCAGGCATGACAGCAGACGGCAGAGATTTAAGATTTTATGACCTGGCAGGGAATAAGCTATCGTACTTCTTAGAAACCATTACATCCTCGACATTTTTGGTATGGGTCAAGCTTCCAGCGAGTCACGATAAAATTATAATGGTTTTCGGCAACGGTCTTGCTACCTCTGAAAGTTCTGCATCGGATGTTTTCGACCTGTGGGATGATTTCGAAGGGTCTACTCTTGGGTCTGAGTGGACTCTAGAAGGAGGGACGGCCTCAGTTGCAAACTCAACTCTGATATTAGGAAGTACGGAACGTAATAGTTTAATCCGAGGATCCTCAGCGTTTGGACCAGGGCATATATTAGAAATGAGGATGTACCACCCGAACCAAAACCAGACCATTTGCGGGTTCTGGTCTGCATCTAATCAGCGGGCCTGCTGGTTAGGGGCTTCGGGGACAAATTACAATGATCATACACATACTCATAACGGTTCTAACTCTACAATTAGAGACGACGGAATAAATAGAGGCGGTACAACATTCTACAAATATGGAATATCTTACGAGGCTGGTAGTGTTGGTTTTTTCGTGGATGACAATCACCGTCGAACCATGACCGAAACAACCCCTTCTGGATCTATCCCGATTTCGTTTTACAGTACCGTAAATAAAGGTAATCTAGTCGTCGATTGGGTAAGGGTCCGCAAAATTACCAGCATAACAGGGACTCTCGGGAAGCTGACAAGGAAAACAGGAGCAGTGTATTACGAGACCACGACCGAAACAAGTATCGAAATTATTCCTCCTCTCCAGATCACCCACCGCCCACAGTGGAAGACTCCACAGATTTATTATGAATACATTAAGACACCCTCGTCTTTTATGGGGATGGCCCCAGGAGAGCCGACATTTAAGGAGCGTCGAGAGCTTGGCGATTATGCTATTGTATCCTGCGAGGTTAACAGGTCCATTAATGACGCTTATATGCAGCTCTCGACCGAGTTTCAAAACCTCACAGTACCGCCCGAAGGCAGCACGATAAAACATATTGCATATGACTCGCATGGCAACCCACATTTGATATTTCACGGCAAAATTTTAACCAACAGCCCGACACATGGACATTATTCCCAAACCGTGAAAATGCACGCGGCGGATGACAGTATAAACCTAGTAACTCAGCCGATCCCGTGGAACTATCAAGTTATAGACACCGAAGTAGATTCTATTCAGACCTGGATAATCAGGTTATTAGAACCAGAAAAAACAGGGGTTTATCCGAACACTATTATTAATGTTCATGTGGAACCAAGGCAATTTATTTTTGATCCAAAAAGTAATCGATTAGAGGCTATTCGGAAACTCGCTGAGTATGCGAGATGTATGTATCAGACGAAACTCATAACAAGAGAAATCGATGGGCATATAATCACAAGACCCGAGTTTTATTTTGTGCCTCCAGAACGGATTGACGAGCCCGTTAACGGCTTTGACCTTCCTGCCCCCTTAATCCTTGATGCTGATACTAGTAAGCTTATTAGCGATCCACAGGTCACAAACGAAAGCGAAGAGAAGTATAATTCTGTTATAGTGTATGGAGTCCTTAGCGAGAACGGGGAAACCGTAGTCGCTCAGGCGTTTTCTTATGAAGTTTATACAGGAGAACAAAAACCGAAAGTATATATTATTGAAGATAACGCGATCACTGAAAAAGGCAGCACAGCAGAGCGCGAGGCTATAAAATGGCTGCTTTATTTCCTTTCTAAGCGGGTAAAGGTTACTATGTCTTTTGTGGACCGATTCGACCTGGAGCTGTATCAGAGAATCCGGTTTGGACCGGGATTTTCAAACAAGCTGCAAGAGCTTACCAGCTCAACACAGGTTCAGCAAGTCGCAGCCTGCGATCCTAGAGACATTGAGAACTCTACTCACCTTATAGATGTCTCGGGGGTCCCCCGCCCGGCATGGCTGCGGATTTCTGACATAAAATATCATAGTGAGCATAAACTAGAAACGGTAACTGTCACTGCAATCACAGATAATATATATTCTGTAGTTGACCCAATAGTCCCTGAGCCGTATAACGAGTACCTGAGCCCTGGATACTATAAACCTGTAATAAATGACCTTGTGGATACAACACAGTCGATAGTAGAGGATAAGTTAGAAAAACAGCTAACCCCTGAGAGCTGCACGGTCCTGAGCATAAACGAGGAAAATAATACCGCAGTAGTGCAAACAGCAAGCGGAAAAATAGTAACGGTGTCCCTAGCATGACTACGGTTTACGTTTCGAGCCTGGGAACTGATGAATACACCGTAGACGGAACAGCCGACGACATCGAAATTAACCAGGCTCTCGAATTTGCGGCAAATAACGGGACAGATACCAGCCCGGTGACGGTTTATCTTCGAGGGCCTTTTACTTATGAGCTTTCTTCATGGCTGCTAGTAGGAAACAATACAATCCTTACAGGCGACCCAACCGCAAAACTCAGGCTGAAAAATAACGCAGGCTGGGCGAACATCTACACAACGGAAGACCCTGGCACAGAGCCGCTTATTAAACAGAGAGTAAACCCTATCCGAAACGTCGAGGTACATAACTTCGAAATTGACGCAAACAAGGACAACCAACCCGGATACGTCCACGGAAAACTAAATTACATTATAATGTTTTTCACGAATGCCACAAATATTTCTATGCACGACATGTATCTACACGATGGGCAAAGCGACGGCATGAGGATGTCAAATAGCAACAATCTATACTTTTTTAATAACAGAGTAGAGCGTATGGGTCACGATGGTTGTTTCTTTCTAAGGTCCTCAAACTTTATGATTTTCGGGAATGTAACAAAAATAAGAACCAACAGCGCACACCGAATTTATAATACTGGGCATGGCAAGATTTTTAATAATTACATGGAGCCTTACGCTTTAAATTCCCTGGCTGGGAATCCTGGCATACAAATCGAGCACAGCGATGATACGTATGATATGTCAAATATTGAGGTCTACGGTAACGAGATAGTTAACGCCTGGGGGGAAGGGATGTGGATAATCGAGTATGGTACAGGCTCAAATCAATCAAATAAGGGTTTATACGTACACGATAACATTATAAGAGGCTGCGGAAGGATTACTACAATTAATTATAACGCAGGTATCGCGATCGGCGGCTGGAATGGTGCAACATTTGAAAGGAACATTATAGAAAATTGCTATAACGCCGGATTTCTCGTATATACTTCTGCGGGGGCTCCAACTACACTATATGTAAAGGATAACGTAATCACAGGCACAAAAATTACCCTTAATAGCTCGAAACCTGCCTGGACGGGTTACGGGATGGTATGCCCGAGCGGGTATAATACGACGATCCTGGCAACTGGAAACGGTCTCGATGGCAATGCTAGCGGGGATTACTATGGGAATATCGTATATACTGATGCTATCCGGGTATACAGCCGTATGGGGATGTATGCAGCAGCTCCCAGCGTAATCGACCAGCTGGAACCAACCGAGTCGGAAGGGGTGCAGCCTGGAGACTGGGGCCTGGTCCTGCCTTCTGAGGGAGGGAAGTACAAATATATTTTATATCCTTTCAAAAAGCCCGAGGTCGGCGAGCGGTGCTTAATTTATCCTGCACACTCAAGAAAGTATTACCTGCTTAAGCTTGCACAGAACGCTAAACCCGGCGATCATATTATCGCGGTCCACGACAAAAAGGGCCAATACTGGGGAGTAGTAGGGAAATAAAAGACCCTTTTCTGGTAGGATTAGAGGCACTTTTCGCCGTGCTCATCAAACGATCTCATGCTAACAGGTATAAACGCCTTAGACTAGTCGAGAAATGCGCTCTAAAAGCCTTAGAATAAAATTTATGTTTACTAAAATGAATAAAATATTGAATAATTAAATTTCAGAAGTATTAATTTCTGACACTCTGCTTCACCTTTCCAATTTTATCCCAATAATCCTCATTATCAATTCTTTCCAACTTTCTACCACAAAACGGACAATGTACCCCGTTCCAATTCAGAATATCAGAGGCACATCTACGGCATACTAATCTAGTCACAATTTCACCTTTTGAGTTTCAATATACATTTTTACAGTTTCTTTTGTTGTATCTCCACAAGTTCCAACAAAATAAGAAGGATTCCAGAGATGCCCATTCCATAATCTACTTCTGATTTCCGGGTGTATTTCAAAGAGTTTCTTTGCAGTAATTCCTTTGAATATTTTCACAATATCAGCAGGTGCAAACTTTGGATGCATGATTATAAAAAGATGCACATGATCAGGCATTACTTCTTGAGTGACAAGAGTTACACCTTTTTCTTTTGCTATCTTTTCGTGAAGCTCTTTCAAGTCTTCAGCTATTTTTCCAGTAAGGACTTTTCTTCTATATTTTGTAGACCATACGAAATGGTAATTTGTGTTATATACACAACCTCTTGCACTTATCCAATGTTCTTTTCCTACCATGCTAGTATATACATATGGTAACCATGTGTATATTAATTTAACGCTATTATGTTAGGAAGTTGACGGGCTGTATCCCACCATTGAAATGGCGGGGATTAGCCCTTAATTGCTCCGAAACCCAACCAATTAAATGAAGAAGTTGCCCATTATTGAAAATATTTTTATAGTTAAAAAAGATAATAATCACATAATAAAAAATTGAGTTTTCCCCCGATTGAAAAAAGACTTGTAGAGATGAGATACTAAATGCAAATACGAGTAATAAGCACGAAAGAAGAGATAGGCGAACTCAGCGCAGACGAGCGTATTGTCCATTGTGCCTTTAGACCGAATTATAAAGATGTACATCATATCCTTGATATGTGCCCTAAGCTTGAAGCGATCCAGATACCGAAAAGCTATTATGACACGATAGCCGAGACGGTTACTCTGCTCCTGAAAGACAAAAAGGTCGAGCTCATAGAAGGAGATGTCCAGGGGCACAGAAAGGACGTAAGCGCTTATTATACAGTCCCTTCAAAAGTGATTGAAAAAATTAAGGAAATGAAGGCATTAGGCGCGAAGGAGTACGAGATCGTCGAAGCAGTAAATAAAATGTATGTACTTCGACCGAACACAGTTTCTTTCCTGGTCCGAACTGTCAAAGCTTAACTTTTTCAAGTTAAGCTTATTTTCTTTTTTTATATGTTGTCTATCCCACTCAAGATTTTTATATCATAGACGTGTAATTTTATTTCTTCTTTTTATAAATTATAGATGAATAATAAGCCTATTATACTATTGGATCTATAATAACTCTTTGTTTAATGGGTTGTTTTTTTTCTTCCTTCCTTAGAATCCGAGGCGCGAAAAAATGGAGACACTAATTTTAAGTGAAGGGACGCTTAGACAGAGCACATTCGATAAAATCGGGAGCGGTCAACGATATAACAGGGTTTTGTTTACTGAGGGCAAGTATACGGTGGATACTCCTATAAAATTGAATGATGGGACTATAATCACAGCAGAAAAAAACGTCCTAATTACTCTAAAGGATAATGTAAACCCTAACGTGTTTAAGAAAATGGTCCCCATATTCGGACAGAAAAACAGCACCATAAGAGACATTACTATCGAAAATATCGGGTTTTTTGGTAATGACAAGAACCAAGATGCGACCCCAACCTGGCGAGGACACAGCGGGACGGCTTCCCCTACTAGGACCGGACAGGGTTATCATAATTTTATAGGGTTAAAAAACGGTGCAAATATAACTATTCGCGGGATTTCTGTAAAAAAGACACTCGGAGACGCTGCCAGGCTCACAAATTGTAAAGGGGTGAGATATTATAATAATATGGTTATTGAGTGCGGGCACGATGGGCTTTACGTAGATGGAGGCTCGGACGTCGAAGCCTGGGGTAATTATACCGAGCTCAGGACAAACAGCGCGATAAGACTAAGGCATGTTCATAACGGGCACGTCCACGGCAACCAGACATATAACAAAGTCGGCGGCCTGGCCTCCTCTCCTGGCTTCCAGTTTGAAGTCTCGCATACCTCGTTAACGTCGTCTAACATCCTGGTCGAAAATAACTATTTCGAGGGGACCTACGGGCCTGCAATATGGATAATAAGCAGGCTTAACCCGTCGGTAAATGCAGCTTCTAAAATCACAATCAGAAAAAATACGTTTTACAATTGTGGAAATATGAAACATATTTCGGGCGTCGGCGGTCTTACGATAGACGGCTGGAACGACATACAGATCCTCGATAATACATTCCATTCCTGCAAAGGTTACGGCGTTGTTTTCGGTCCTTATGTTTCTGGTGCTGTCTCAGCCGGGAAAGGCTACAAAGCAGAGCTAAGAAACAACCTGTTTAAAGATACTCAGAAAAGCGTAACAGTAGGCCCGGGGTCCGGTGCTGCTATCGCGAATTTGATACCGGATAAATATACGGTCAAGTCGATTGACAACATATTCGACGGGAATTTCAGAAATTATTATAATGTGACTGGAGAGGGAGACCGATTCGGTAAGCCCTGCAAGGTATTTATTACATGCAAAGATGACCAGCTCACAACAATAAAAAAGGCTGCTGGAGAGTTCCAAATTTTCAGGAGGGAATAAAGCATGCCCACAATAACGGACACTAACCGCGTTTACTCAACTATATATGTAAAATGCGACAAAGTGAAAAGAAACTGCTTACAAAAAACCGAAACAATCAAAGGCGAGACCGGGAAGAAAATAAAATTAGAGGAGCTCTCACTTTTTATTGCAGTAGACGGAGCCGGGGCAATTTGTACGGCTACGGTAACGGCCCAGGCTGGAGAAGGAGAGGAAACGACTATCGCAGTTTTCGAAGGTACTAAGCTCCAATATGAGGAGCAAAAAAAGGCGGTAGACTTCGAGGCGGAAGCTGGGGAGAGTATCGTTTTAAGGTGGTACCTTACGACCTCGGACACTAAGATAAGAACTAGGATTCGTTACGTTTCTTATACTTACTCTATGGAAACAGTCGAAGACCCGGAGGAGCCAGAAGACCCAGGAGACCCGGAAATTATAGCTTATCTCGTTATCCCCTGCGCTTCGGAGACAGACGCGGAGAACATAAAAAATAAAATTAAAAATACAGTTCAAGAAATCGAAATTTACGTTAAGAAAGATCGTCAGGTTATGGGCTAAACCCCTTGGATTTATTTTTAAAAACGATATAGTGAGGCTACATTATGAGGCTAGGTTTAACATTACCAGAATTATCAGAAGACGCGGTCCAGATCGTCGAAAAGATCGTCAGGTTAGGGGCTATCTATGCCATTGCTTCGATGGAGTATCAGCTCATAGTAACCGGGCAGGATGGTACTTTACTCCTTCCGGTTGCTTTTATAATCGGATTGATAGCGGGCTTAAAGGTATCGGATATAAAAGAATGTTTAACCAGGAAGTGATTAAAAATGGAAATATCTTTCCTAGATGGGTTGCTCGGTGGCGGTTTTACCGTCATCCTGGCGCTGTATGGATTCTTAAAAACAAAGGGCTTTAAAGTCCTGCCTGCAGATCTGGAGGATAAGCTCAAAAAGCTTGAATGCGAAAACGCTAAACTCATAAGTGATTATAAGAGCCTGGAAGCTGAGGTATATAAGTCTCTTGGTAACGTTTCAATATATGAGGCTGGGAAGATCCTTAAGAGAGGCGCAGAGCTCAAAGCAGGAGGTTATACAGAGGCAGAGCTCCATGAGCTCGGAAAAATGGTCCTGGACGCAGTAAAAGATTAACGACAACAAGAAATATAATATTTATTTTCCTTTTACAGATTTCTGCAGAGAGTCGAGGCGAGCTTTTAATTCTTCTATCTCGTCTCTCATTTTCTGTATTTCCTTGTAACTTTCATATCCTCTTTTAAATTCTGCGATCGCCAACTCGGTTATTTCCGAAGTCGAAACGAAGTCTTTATTATTGACCCTGTCAAGCATCCAGGTTTTTAAATAAGGGCTTATGGTCGCGCTTAACTTTGCCTTCTTTAAACTTTCCTCCATACACATTCCTCCATACTCTTTCCTCCATACACTTTCCTCCATAACGAAAAATAAAACTGGTTTATAATAAGAACCTATCCGTTTTTAATGAGATCTGCTCTAACAAACTAAAATAATGTTAATCTTATTAACTTCTACTAAGATGTGTATAAGATTACAAGCACATTTAATAAGATTTATATAGGATATCAGCGTATAGAGTAAATACACCTCTGAGAGGTACACACAGAACAGGAGGCTTTATTATACCAATAACCAGCGTGTATTTAGTACCAGAGACCTTGGACGATGTAGAGCGATTTAAAAAGTACTTCGGCCACAAAAACCAGAGCGAGACAATCAGATATATTATATTCAAAGGTTGCCAGGCGATCAGAAAAGAAGAGGGTCTCTAAATAACAATGATACCCCGGAGTTTTAAAAAAGCGTTCCCCCCGCGATTTTAGACTCCGGGTGTGTCAGATGAGACACCAATCATATCATATTAATTGAATATGTATTTAAAGGTATCGACAATGTTGTCGATTAACCGAAAATTAAAGAAAATAACGATAAATGCTTCCTAAATTTGCATAAGTCCAAAACACCAGGATAAGGAGCCCCTCGGGGCTCCCACCATGTAGCCGTTAATAAACGATAGGCACCCTAAAAGGGCCCGGTTCGAATCCAGGCGGCTGCACAAAATAATAAAAGTACAGGAGGGATCGCAAAAAACCAGCAACCGAAACCACCAGTACAAAATCAACCACATTAAAAAAATAAGTCAGCAATATCTCTTTATTTTAAGGTAAAAACTCGCCCCCGATCCTGGGGGCCTTCTTACTCCCGTGGGTAACGGTCAAGCCTGGGGGGCTTTGGACCCCTCGACCCTCGGTTCGAATCCGGGCGGGAGTATCCAGCAACCTTTATAGCACTTCCCCCGCGTGCTTAAAAAATTACGAGATGATGTCAGATGAAGCCACCCGTTAGCGATATACTACAGACCAGACCAAAAGTTAAAAAAATTAAATTTGATCTGCTCCAGGATCTCCCGGCCTCCGTGGGGTCCAGGTTCGAAGATGATAAAAAAGTTTATTTTAGAGAAACCGATTTGACCGGCATACTGGACGCTATCGGGCAGGTACTACGGACCGAAAGCGAGCCAGAAGAAAACGTCGTTTATGATCTTCACATTATGGGGATCATGCCGACAGAGTTAGGGGCCCGCGTAGCTGCAAATATGCGGCTATGGGATGATATAAAATCCCTAAGTTTCGCAACTCCTCGCCGGTCAGAGTCATTGATTTTTGACACTATTTTGTAAAACCTCAGAGAGTGGAGACTATGGAAGCAGAGAACAGAAACGGAAGAGAACAGCTAAATAACAGCTTTGAACAGGCTTTGAAAATACGCGACCTCTGCCTGGCAGATTATACCGAGGAGGGGTCCGAGAATGTTTGAGGAAGAAAAGGCACTCAAAGAGCTTAAGGGCCTGCACCCTGAAATTAATATAAGTCCTTCAAAAGCCACGGCAAAAATGAAACTGGCAGAAAATACTGAGGTCCATATAGACCCGTCGGTTCCCTGTCAGGACTGGCTAGTTATTGACCTGAAAGGCGGGAATATCTACCGGGCTAAAGATGCTAACATATCAATCGAAGAAAGGCTCCAGCTCTTAGAGCTGTCCGAGGACCTGGAAAGGGTTTATACTCAGGGGGTCGCAAAATGACCCCAACCCCTGAAAGTGCGTCGATCGCATACCATAACGGGATTTTATGCGAAAACATGCTAAAAGAAAAACTGCCAGAGTTCGAATATTTAGGCGAAGAAATCGACGGTATACTCACTTTTAACGGGAAACCTGCCGAGGTAAAGAGCTGCCAGAGGACAATAAATAGTTACACGGGCGAGAGATCCGGGCGTTTTTGGTTCAAAGGCTCTCAACATGATGAGCTAATCGAAAACGACGGGGTTTATATTCTCCTGGTCCACGAAGGCGAGAAAGTTGTCTCGACTCGGATTATAAAAGCTTCTTTATTATTTCCTCAATTCCAGGGGGCGAAGACTGTTTCCTGGCCTGCTTTATTTGATAGGATCTCAATTTCCACGGGGACAGCTCCCAGGGTAGCGAGGACCGCATAAGGGGGAAGGGGGCCTGCGCCCGCGGTATGCTGAGAAAAAAGCACTATAAGCGGGCTATTTCAGATAGTGCTATTATAATAGCACTATCTGAAAAACGTATAAATATGTGTAAGATGGTTCTATATTTGAGGCTTAGGGCCTCAATAATCCCCCGCGTGAAAGATGTATAGGAGACACTGGAAAACTTAGAGAGCGTACACTCTAGGGTTTAAGACCTTAAAAAATAGGCAGTTTAGCGGGCTTTATGGTGCCAGACCTGGAGCCACCCTTCGCAACCACCATAAAACCCGCTCTTAATATCAAAATAACCTTTTTTATTATTTATAACTTCCGTGAATGACGTTTTTATTTATAGAAGTTTTTCTAAAAATAAAAGGTTAAAAATAACGGAAACAGATAACGATTTTTGAATAATATAATTCCTCTATATTATATAATATGTCTTTATATTGAATAGGTGTTTCGATTTATTGGAATATTTCACTTTCAGACATAAATAGAAAGTTTTATATATGATACGTACATATGTACGTATTGTAATAATATAAGAAGGTGGTACTAATGTCTAGGAAAGGAACCAAAACAATAACAGTAGACGAGGAGTTTTATACATCTCTGCGGCAGATCGCAGATAGAAACAATTTGCATATTAACAAGCTCGTAGAGAAGTTCTTTAAGCAGAATTTTCCCAGAGACTTCCCAGAGAAGGAAATAGTATAACCGATTATACTAGGCAGTATAGATTATGATTATACTGTCTCGTATAATTGTAGTTTATACGAAGTCGTATAATTAACGTTTATACGACTTCGTATACCGACTAGCAACTAAAAACCAGACATGGAGCCAATTTAAATGAAAGAAAAGAAAGGTATAAACTTAAATGAAATTATAACTAATCTGGACGCCTCGCCGGGTTTTACCCTGGAGGGGGAGGTCGACGCAATACTACCAGAGAACCGGGTAAAAATTCAAAGGTCTTTCCAAATCGAAAAATGGATATGGGACGCCGCCGAGCACTTACCAGAAAGCAGGTCCTCTATTATACGGAATGCTCTTTTAGACAAAATTACGGCTTATAAGTCCGAAATTCCCCAGCTTCAAGACGATATAAGGAAGATAGACGAGCAGTTAGAAATACTGCAGGCTCAAAGGGCCGCGAAGCTTCACAGAATAAAGGAGCTCGAAGCCCAGGCAAGTAAGCATCATGAAGAAGCACAGCTCGCAAAAATCAACAGGGAACAGGCAGTCGTCGAAACTATGAATATACTGGAACTCCACCGACGCAATATGGGAGCTCATCACTTTAAGAGGCTGGAGCTTCTTACCGGCATACCTGCAAAAGATATTAAGGCGTTTATCACTGAACACAAGTACAGACCTTCGGAAGAGGAGGTCAGATTCTTTTATAATCTGTAAATGGAGCTGGTGCAATGGAATATAATTTTAAAACCCTAGCGGAGGTTACCCTCCCTAGATTTTTTAGTAAAGATCAGGTTTTCAACTTCGCGAAACCTGGTGAGAAAAGAGTCCCCGGTAACTACTGGGAAGAACTTTTGAAATTATGCTATGAGTACCCGGAAACTAAAAGCTTATACGTAGAGTATAGACATGTCGAAAATTACGACTTAGACCTTGCGGAGTATCTAATAAATAACCCGAACACGTTTTTTAGCGCAGCTAAAGAGGCAATCGCTAGTATGTCTTTTCCGACTACAGACCTGCCAGATATTGAAGTCCGTATAACTTCCATGCCTGACGCATGGCAGATACCTATAAGCAGGCTCAGGAAAGAACACCTTAATAAGCTGATATCGGTCCTCGGTGTGGTCTCTAAAGCCACGGAGATAAGACCAGTCAGGACTAAAACGGCTTTTCAGTGTCTACGCTGCGGACATGTTACAATAGTAGAGCAGAGCGAAGAGACAGACGCCCTGCAGGAACCTTTCGCGGGCTGCGATAACGACACCTGCGGAAAGAAAGGGCCTTTCAAGATCAAAGAGGATGAAAGCGAATATATCGACTATCAGATCCTAAAGATCCAGGAACCACTAGACACGCTCAGAGGCAGACAACCCGAGTTTCTATACGTTGCCTGCAGCGAGGAACTTGCCGGTGCCTGCAAGCCTGGCGATAAAGTCGTAATCGTCGGAGTCCTGCAGGGACGCCCGAGGGTAAAGAAAGACGGAAAAAAAACAAGGTTTCTAGATTTTATCCTGGTGGCTAACTCGATAATGAAAAGTACCAGGGATTTCGAGAACATCCCGATAAGCCAGGAGGAGGAAAAGCAGATCCTCGAGCTTTCGAAGAAGCCGAACATCGACAAAATAATTTATAACTCTATCGCTCCTTCCATCTTCGGGATGGAAAACGTTAAGCAGGGAGTCGCTTTACAGCTATTTTCAGGGACCGGGCGGCGGCTTAACGACGGGACGTGGCAGCGCGGGGACATTCATATTCTATTAGTAGGCGACCCAGGTATCGCAAAAAGCCAGATTCTAAAATTTGTTGCCGATTTCGCACCACGGGCGATAATGGTTTCCGGGCAGTCTGCGAGCGGTGCCGGGTTGACTGGCGCGGCGGTACATGACGATTTCGATGGTAGATGGGCGATTGAAGCCGGGGCCCTCACTATGGTAAGCGGGTCCGAGGACTTCGAGGGAGGTATCTGCTGCGTTGACGAAGTCGATAAAATGAAAGAAAATGATAGGTCTATGATCCACGGAGCTTTAGAACAGCAATGCGTCGACATCGCTAAAGCTGGAGTCTTTGCACACTTGCCGACTCAATGCGCTTTCCTTGGAGCTGCAAATCCAAAGTATGGGCGGTATGATCAATACGAAAGTATAGCAACTCAATTTAATCTAGGGGACGCTCTCCTCTCCAGAATGGATTTACTTTATGTTATCCGTGACGTGCCAGACCAGACCTTCGACGAGAAGCTGGCCTTATACGTTCTGGACGAGAGGACCGACGGAAACGGGCCGGGTTTAATAGATCTTGAATTGCTCAGGAAATACATAGCTTATGCGAAAACACACTGCTTCCCGGTAATGACGCCAGAGGCTAGGGACTACATAGCAAAATTCTACGTGTCAACCAGGAACGCAAGCAGCAAGATAAAGGACTCCGTACCCGTGACGGTTAGAGCTCTACATGCAGCCCGAAGGCTCGCAACAGCTCACGCAAGAATGAGGTTATCCTCTACCGTGGACCTAAAAGATGCGGTCGCTGCCTGCAAGCTCCTAATGGACAATTTAAGCCAGGTAGGAATCGACCCGGATACCGGAGAGCTTGACGCGACTATTATCGAGGCTGGGACGTCAGGGAGTCAGAGGTCAAACATAAAGAAGATCAGGGAAATTATAGAGAGGCTCTCTAAAGCCGATATAGTCAATCAGGAAGCAAAGCTCGACAGAGTCATCGAAATGAGCCTGGAGGCTGGCATAAAAGACCCTGAGGGTTTAATTAAGAAGATGAAGCAGAAAGGCGATATAATGAGCCCGACGCAGAGCACCTTAAAATTAGTAAAATAAACTCTTTTTTGTGAGCCAGAAGGCTCACCTCGTCCTTTTCCTGGGGATTTTAGGGCCTTCCAGGTAATAACCCTTTAACCATCTTGAAAAAAGCTCTTAAAACGCCTGAGAATAAACAGACCTGGAGAGAGGGAGGCGCGACCCTTCCCCCTGGACCAGGAGGCATATTTTAAATGACCAACTTAAAATAGGGCGTCTATTTATTATAAAATTTTCTCATGGAGGGCCTGCAGCTATCGAATTTAATTTACAAGTATGTATAAATATTTAGGAATATAATATACTGTCAGTTAAAAGCCAAAACTATTTGAAGAGATATTATGAAAAACGATAACAGCAGAACAGATGATTACCAGGATTTTTCGACGCGGGATAGATTGTTAAGGGCCAACTCCGAATTAATATACAACCTGCAGAAAAGAATCAATGTAAAACGCTTTAGGGTCCAGGAAGGAGACTCGATTAAGCTAGGGTACATAAGAGCCTTGATACAGGCTTTACAGGTCCAGAACGCGATCCTCAAGGACGCAGAACTCGACAAGTTGCGGGCCGAGGTCCAGGAACTCAAGGAGGCTATTAAATCACAATCGCAGCACTAAGGAAAGAAATAGCCGACATTAAAAAGGCGGTCATAAGGACAGAGGACCGAGTGATCCATCTACCGGTGACCCCCGAGACGATCAGGGCATCGAAAGAATGGGAGCACGCGAGGGCCAGAGCAGAGAAGAGGATCAAAAAGAGCGGGATCTCAGAGTCCGAGCTCAGAGCTGCAGAAACCCTTAACTATGTTGTAGACCAGGAAGTCCTGGCGACCGTTCACAACATTTTAAAGGCAGCCTGGAACGCTACACACCCAGAGGACGACCCTATCGATATAAAATTTTGTTTTAAGTAAAATAGGCACCTCTTAACATCTATACACGAATATTTATTTTGTTAACGGTGTTACTATAAGTAATGATGATGAGCTGCTTGCCAGCACCCCCCGTGAATGTTTCCCCCGCGAGCCTGGCTTATTCGTTATCTTGTGGTAGGTGGTACCCTGCCGATCACTTGCTTTTATTAGACTCTTATCTGGTCCAGGTAGCCGCAGGCGTCATTAAAAACCTGATGATTTTCATGCCCCCGCGACACGGAAAGAGCGAACTGACCTCGAAATTCTTTCCTGCCTGGTACCTCTCGAAGTATCCAGATAGAAGGGTTATCCTGACAAGTTATGAAGCGGATTTTGCAGCCTCTTGGGGCTATAAAGTCCGCTCCTTGATCCAGGAACACGGACCGACGAAGCTAGGCATAGAAATCGCTGCTAACTCCTCGGCTCGGGATCGTTGGGACATACAAGGACATGCTGGCGGGATGATGACCGCAGGAGTAGGGGGAGCAATCACCGGAAAGGGTGCAGACCTGCTTATAATCGACGATCCGATTAAAAACGCAGAGCAGGCACTGAGCAAGAGATACAGAGACAAGACCATGGACTGGTTTAAAAGCACGGCATTTACGAGACTGGAGCCTGGCGGGTCCGTGGTCATTATTCAAACTCGATGGCATGATGCCGATTTGTCCGGGCAGCTCCTCAAAGATGAGGCGCATAAGTGGACCGTTATTAACCTGCCAGCTCTAGCAGGGTCAAACGATCCGCTAGGCAGGAAACCCGGCGAGGCACTCTTTAGGCAGAGATTCGATGAGGCAGCACTCAAAAATATTAAAGAAACCCTCGGGCCTTATTGGTGGGCTGCACTCTACCAGCAGGCACCCCAGGACGAAGAGGGCGCAATTTTCAAAACTCAGTATTTCCGGTATGCTACCCTAGAGGGCGGAGTGGTGGACCTAGGGGAAAGGAAATTCTTGTATGATGACTGCGAGATTTTCCAGACCTGCGACCCTGCAGCGACAGCCAGCTCAAAGGCTGATTATTTTGTCCTTGCGACATGGGCGATGACTCCAGACAACGACCTGGTATTACTTGACTTATTAAGGCTCAGGCTCGAAAGCCCGGATCAGGTAAACCTATTCTGGCAGCAGTATCGTAAATGGAGACCCTCTTCGCAATGGGTCGAAAGCGTTGGAGCTGGTAAAGTTCTCTATCAGTTTCTTGATAAAGAGGGGCTACCAGTTAAGGAGCTTAAGCCAGGGACTAGGGACAAAGTAACGAGGGCTATACCTGCAGCCGCTCGAATGGCTGCCGGGCGTATATTCTTTAGAGCCGAGGCTCCCTGGGTCCAGGATCTCGAAGACGAGCTCGTCGCTTTCCCTTACGGAGAACACGACGACCAGGTCGATAACATAAGCTACGCTTTCCAAGTGATGATCGAAAGCAAAAAGAAAGTAAAGAAATTTAATTACTCATCTATGAGTAAATCCAGGAAAAAGAGATAAGGCACTCGATAACGAAACGAAACAAATTGATAGAAACGTTTAAATAAAAGATACCAAAAAAAAGAGGTCTCTTATTAATTAATTAATTAATTATACGAATACGTATTCGTATAAAGTATTAGAGAGATAATAAGAGATATCTTTTTTTTTATGGAATGGTCATCTCTGGAATCCGTCTATGATACAAAAAGATATAAATAATAGGTTAGCCTAATTATTAGAATGGTCTACTTAACCTGATTCTAACGCCTCGGGACTGATTGGAGCCAGTCCCAGGCTTTCTGCTTCTCCTTTTTCCATTTTTTTGTTTTCTCCTGTTTTCTTTTCTTTTATGTTTACTTTTTTGTGTTTCTCAGGCTCACTGTTAAACGCTCTGGTTAATCTTGATATATCCGTTTTCCTGATCTTAATCTCATTTTCTAGTTTTTATCTAGCTTAATATTTTTATACAATTTCTTTTATACAAGCGAACATATAATATGGTTAATAGCGTGAACAGATGAAATACGAGGTTACCCCCACATGGTTTCTAAAACGACAACCGCAGCAAAGACCGCAGGCTCTAAAATCCGGCTGGGTGCCTCCCTTAATGTAACAAAGCGGGACGACAAAACCAGCACGATAGGCGGTATTCCAAATTTTGACACTAATAACCGTTTCAGATATTATCAGCAGCTCAGCACGGCTTCCCCTTATGTCTCAGTCCCTCTTAACAAACTTGGCCTTATGCTGTCTAAGGGGATGAGCGCAGACAGCAAGAAAAAAACCCTAATTAAAGAGTTTGAGACCTGGAGGAAGAAAGCAAACCTTAACGAGCAGGTCGCCACGATCGGGCGGTTACTATGTCGAGACGGCATAATCATCGGAAAGCCTGCCGGGGATGAAACCCATTTCACGCTATACCCTTTATTAATGCCTTATACAACAGTCCTACCGGAAGGAGTAAAACCAAACGACAGACCTACCGATGTGATGCAGGCACCTATCGCCACTGTAGTAATAAACGAGGGCTCTACATCTCAGAAGACCTTCGACCCTTCCGAGTTAGTAATCGGGAACTTAAACCCCTGGGACTACGTGCAGGAAGACATTAAGCAGCGTGAAACAATCGGGCTCTATGGGTCCAGCTTACTCGATCCCCTAGAGCTCAGTATAAGAAATTTGCTGAATATCAATAAGGGGTATGTCTCTTTTGTGAAACGCTATGGCATGGGGCGTTATCATTACGATCATGTTATGCTCGAAAAGCTCGTCGAAGCTGAAATAATAACCCCGGAGGACGCCGGGAAGCTTCACGACGAATGGCTCGAAGATAATAAAAACCTCTCAGAAAACGAGGACATCTCTGCAATCGGTTTAAAGGTTATTCCGATCGACGCAAAAGGCAGCCTAGACGTCATGGGCTTTAAGGAGTCGCTAGAAACCGAAATCCAGCTCGGGTTATTCCAGACCCCCCTAACCATGGGAAAGGCTAGCGGGACAACCTACGCGAGCGGCTATCTGGTAGAAGAAGACCGGCTCGTCGTCCTGGAGGGCCTGCAGAAGATCACAGAGAATATTACCCAGGATTTCGTTAACCGTTGGCTCGTATCTAAAGGGAAGCCCGAGGACTCGATCGAAATAAAATTCGAGGAGCTCTCAAAGGTCAAGCTCACAGCCTCAGAGGTCCAGGAAATGTATAATACGGGAGTTATAGAGCGCGACGAGTTCCGAAAATGGAGCGGTTTCTATCTAGTGAACGGGGAAGAAGCTGAAGAATAACGATTATATAAAGAGGTTAAAAGAGGTTAAAAAAATGGTAACTATTAATATAGTACCTGCAAACACTCCAGCCTATACTGTGGACGACGAGGGAGCTATCCATATTGTCTTAAAGGATACTGCTAATACCTACGCAGACGGCAGCAACCCGCAAAAAGATTTTATTGTCATTCCGGAAGAGCAAACGATGCAGGGTCTAAACAAGGCTCTGACCCTGGCAAAAGAGGAAGCTATCGATTATTTCAGGAAGGAAGCTGAAAAAATTGCTTACCGTGAGCTGGTTCTTTACGGCATGAGCCACGTAACTATCCCGGAGGTAATCTTCTCAGGCGATCCGTCGAAGTACGAGAAGATCGTGAAAGTCGGAGTTAACAAGGACGAAATTATTATCGCAGATTCTATCGAGGTACAGGCCATAACCCCGGAGATCTTCGAGGTTACTGCCTCCGTGATAGGGAAGGATCAGGACAGATCACAGGCTAAAAGGGTAAAGGTAAAGTGGAATAAAAACTCAGGGCTCGACGAGTGCAGGGACCGGCTTATCTCAGCCTTCTATAACACAAAGGCAACACTAGAAGACGCAGTCCGGGCCCAGCTTATGCAGGGCATAGGGACAGTTATACCAGAATAAAAAAGTGGTTTAAATGAGCTTTAACAGTGTGAAAGTAATAAGCAGCGCAGCAGTAAGCGCAGGGGCTACCAACGATCCGGTAGTCGTGAAACTGGAAGACACCTTAAACCAGATAATTATCTATGTGGTAAACGAGGGAGACAGCACCAATTTAACGGTAAATGTAGGCTCATCCCCTGACGGGGTTAATAACGCTCCCCTGCAGCCAGTTACTTTAAGCACAGCTTTAAGGGTCGCTCAGATCCCCGTCGATATAGTACCGGCTTACCTCATCTTTAAGGCTACTAACCATGACACCACAAACGCGACAAAATACAGCGTTATAATATCACAGAGGGCTTAAAGTGAAACTACGTACCCCTTCGGCCCCCTTCAAGCGAATAGATCCCCAGGGGGAGTCTATCACAATCGAGACAGAGGGCAAAGTCTTAGTTCTCCCCTCTGGAAATCCTGACATCCTCCCTCTAAATAATGAATATACTCTCAACAGCAACCGTTTAACAATCGCTGAATCTCCATTCGGCGGTCTGAAAGGGTCTGGCTCTCCTGATTATTGTGTAGGGACTGTCAATATCATCGAAGGCGACGGGGTATATTTACATGATGTCAACGGTCAGAATTCTTCAAAAACGTTATCGGCGGGGAAGCTGAAAGAGCTAAATTTGTTGAGTGTGGATACTACAAATCATAGTATTACTGAAGAGTTTGTTGTTGCGAATACTTCAGTGAGTAATAATCCTACTGTTATTAGTGACGGTACTACCATTGAAGGATGGAGCGCAGGCACGGGTGCGTTAACATCTCTTACTACTGAAAACGGCAGAATAAAAGCAGTAGGTAGAGGCACGATATCAGTAGGGTTCAAAATAATTAAAACCGTTTCACTCGCTGGTAAACAGTTCCTAACATTTAAAATCGAGTGTAATACGACTAAAAATTTATTTGTTTCGATTGCACAAGGCGAGAATAGAGTCGAATTTCGAGGCACTAGATTCCCAATACCTGCAAATACTGTAACTAGCTTTGTCTTGCCGATACACGCTCCTGCTGGAACTGAGGGGCTTTACCCGTCAACCGTTTCCGGTACAATCGACTGGTCAAACGATGTTACGCTATATATAGGCACAGACCAAAAAGACGAATCAGATATTACGTTTTATCTTGATGATATTCAGGCAGATGTAGCCCGCCAAACAACACTGGAAATTCAAACCCCTGACAACCTCGCCAAGACATCCCTACAACTCTATACACACGACGGCACAGCATATCAACTCTGTTCTACACATTCTTTAGACGGTGCTTATTCTCAGGTATCACAAACAAGCGCAAACTGCACGTTTTTGGACGGTACAAAACTTGATGATGTCTACGGAACTGGATTAGGTAGAGCAGTTTTCCCCAAGGGATCAGCAGCAGCTAAGGTAAACGGTTCTTCGGGGAGTATTACTTATAGTAATAATTTAGGGACTGATAAGAGAATCGGATTGAAAGTAGACCTGCCTCCGAGTGACAACGAACGGACGAATTTTAATAAAGTTCGATTAAAATTAGTTATAAATTATACTGATACGGTCGGAAATATTGTCCCTGATTTGAGCGGGAATAATAATACTGGAACTATAGTAGGTGGCGTTGTAAAGCTTGATGGTGGGTTTAGGTTTGACGGATCAACTGGATACATTTCAACAACAAAAAAAATAGCAGTTGAAAATGGGTTTGCGATTGGCATAAAATTTAAAACTGGTGCAACATTGATAGATCAGTCTCTTTTTGATACGGGTGCAGCTTACACGGGAGCTAGAGGATTATTTATTTATCTCAGATCAAATCGTAATATAGAGATATGGATTTCAGATGGGACAGTCGTCACACGTCTATCAATTACTGATGTCCTTTCAATCAATACTGAATATATATTCCAAATGAGTTGGGATGGCAAACCGGGCACTAACAACATAGTTGTAAATCTCAATGATACACAATACACACTTTCTACACCGCGTACATGGGCGGGTGATTCCGCGAACCCAATAAAATTGGGCGCGTATCAAGGTTCGTCTTCGGTGCTTGGATATTCAAATTGTACCCTCCGTGAATTCGTGTATTTTGATCATACCGTTTCGATTGGTTCTATTTTTTCAGCAGTGCCTACTCTGAGATACGCTCCCACTATTCACAACATGGGCAGCACAACATACGTTTTCGCAGACTCCACAAACGCCTCATACGGCTTACAAAACCTCTCAAAACCCTGGATAGCTCTATATGATCCCGCTAAAACAGAAATTGATTTTTTCCTGCACACATACCGCCCTAAACAACTCGAATTCAAAAAAGACGAAAGCGGGACTATTCACGAATTGAAATTATTCCCCGGAAACGGGCAGTTGTATCACGGGCGAGTGACGCATAGTAATCCTGCACTTGATAGTGATTCTAATAATATTCCAGATTGCCTAGAGGCATCTATAGAAGGCTCAATAACAAAATTCTTACAGTCTTACGGAATGGTGATATAACATGGCAACAATCAAACTCAGACGACTCAGAGCATATGCCCCAGACACAGGACGCAACATAATAATCACGTGGGAAGATCGAGGTAACCCCGTGAGAGATCCAGATGGGAATATAATTCTGACAGATAAAATTGGACAGAACGGGAAACCTCTCCCACTCTATCCTGAGTTTCCCGTACCTGTCGCAATACCTTACAATCTTCCTGAAACAGAAGCAGAACGGCGGGCACTAATTACATCTCTCAAGGATCAGGCACTTGAAGTTGCAAAAGTACAGGCTCAGAAGCGAGCGAATGATCTTGAAGACAAGAATATATTGAGGGCGATGATTAAAGAATTGAATCAGACCGTAGGTATTGATTTCGAGGGCGAGGTTGAACTGATATAAGGAGGATATCATGGTAACGTACATAGAAAACGACAGGCTACCCTGGAAAGGTATTTCATGGGTTTGGTGTCAGGGAGATAGGGTAGATCGCTCGAATGCATGGGTAGACGATAACGGAGACCTCAATCTGCGAATGCAGAAGTTCGATGGCATCTACAAAGGTGTACTTTTCGAGACCCCGACCCCTTACAAATACGGGCGTATAAGGTGGACGGCAAGCTCCCCTACCTTAAACATCGAGAGAAACGCGTGCCTGGGTCTCTACACCTACTATGACGATCCCAACACAGACATACCCAACGAGCTAGATATTGAAATCAATCAGTGGCCTGGGTATGACGAGAGAATCTGGTTTTCCTGCCATCCTGCAAGCATCGACTCGCACCCTGAAAATATTTACTATGGTTGCCTGAGCACCAACCCCTATATAAACGATAGCGGGGTAGTCTACACAATAGAATGGACTCCCGACTATGTTTACTATTCAGTAGTTGCCTCGGATGGTACTACAATCCTCGACTGGAACTATACAGGAGACGATATTCCGCATACAAGCGCGTACATCTGCATGTTTTTTGGAGTTCTCGCGCAGGGAGAAGGTCCAGCGAGTGGCAACCCCATAACCATAAAATTCTCAAATTTCGAATACGACAGCATGCGGATAGATGCGAATTTCATCGCACCTGTCAGAAGCGGGACAACTGATACGGTATTCTCATTTTCAGACACTTCGACAGGGTTACCAAGATCGTGGCTCTGGAATTTTGGAGATGGAACAACTTCAACAGAGCAAAATCCTACACATCGATACACTTCTCCTGGCACTTACACAGTCACACTGACAGCGACCAATGCCGTTTCAACCGATACTGAAACGAAAACGGCATACATCACGGTTTTCGAAGCGGGGTCGAATGGAACATCAGAAGCAGAAAAGGTTTATATAAAACTCAGAATCGAGGGCACGGTAACAATACAAACTTAAAACCATGAACCTGCTCCACTCCCCCGAGATATATAAACTAGAATCTCGGTATGTTTCTCTTTTTGATAGGACAATTAAGAAGGGCTTTAAGGGTGCAGCAGCTCCGGCTCTCCTTGCAAAGGTTAAGAATCAGTTTAGGAGTGCTACCTTTCGGGTACAGCTCGACAAGATACTCGACGACCTAGTCCTCCTAGCCGTCGACTACGCAGATAAACAGATAACCGGCGAAGCCTCGGCAGCTACACGGGCAAAACTCAGCCGTTCATATATGTCTGCAGCTTCCGAGGTCTTACCTCTTACTGAGGAGCTAGTCAGGCTGTCAGTAGAACTCGCCGAGCAGATAGTCGAGTCTATTGTCATATTATTGAAAGAAGAAGGGATTTATCAGGAGCACCCCAACCAGCTAGCAAAAAGAATTATGGAACTATGGGACGGGGAAAAATACAGGGCCGTAAGATTCGCCAGGACGTTTTCTGCGGACGTCGCTAATAACTCAACCCTTCACAGATACAGACAGCATAAAATAAGGGCCTGGGAATTCCGGGCAAAGCTCGACGAGAAAACAACTATTCAATGTCAGATGCTACACGGCACAATATTTTATACTGACTCTGAGAGCTCCGGCCAATACCGGCCCCCTCTACATTTTCATTGTAGGTCTAGTATGTGGCCTATTCCGATAACCAGGGAGATAGACCAGGCTTTAGTCTACGAAAACCGGGATTTCTCAAAGCTCAGGGACCAGGACACCGAGCTCGACCCGGATGTTATTATAAAAGGCCTGGCAGATATCTCGAAGTTTAAAGAAAAATATACAATCGATAAATTTATTCTGCAGGAAGACATCGAGAAAAGGCTCCTTAAACTAAAGCTGGGAATCGAAAACTAAAGGGTCGATTTCCCCAAAAACAGCACCAGGAGAAAACAAAGAGGAAGAAAAAAAGAAATGGTGGAAATCACCGACGTTTTTTAAATCTATTCTTATCTAGGGCTTTACAGGTTCCACAGTATCCCGAGGCTTCCTGGTAGCAATTACATGTAGGGCTATCATCGTCTCGGTGCCAGCAGACGCTCCAGTAATTACACCTTTTTTTAAAGGGGTTCATTGATAGCACCATTTTGGAAACTCTATTTTATACTCGTCCAGGCTGGCGGTTCTTTTCTGTTTCTTCCACTCTTCTTTTTTCTCGGGCTTAGATCCCTCGACGAGCTTATCATTTATAAAGATCCCGAGCACCTCAAAGCCCGAGAGCTGCTTTAAATATTTAACTAGGTTCTCTGCCTCTTCCATTGACTCTTTAGGCATAACAACGAGCCCGGAGGATCTGGTCTTATATTTAACTTCAATTTTACTCATTATGTCTCACCTGTTAACGTTTTCTAATTTACGCGGGGGAAATTTCTTTTTTATCCTCATCCGGCTTAACCTCCGAGTATTCCCCATTCGGTAAGCCTTTTTCTTATGTCTCTCATTTCGTAATCAGTAAACGATAAACTCTGATAATGCCTTAAAGATGTAACCGGATCATGCCCTTGTCTGGAATATATTTCTATTTCAGGGATTCCGGCTTTTAACATCCAGCTCTCAATCGTTTTCCTCGGTGTCTTAGGCCCAACTTTAGGCTTAATCCCTGCCCATTTTGACCACCTTTCTAGGCTTCTATACCATGATATCCGTTCTGGCGGTTTAGGACCTTCAATAAAATCCTTAAACATATAATGAAATGTAGATGGCAGCCTATCCACTGTCCTTTTTGGGAGTTTCTGTTTAACCTTTTTCTGAGCTGCTGCTGGCAAGATAATCTGATTTCTGCTTTTATAGTACCATTCCGGGTTATCATAGAGTCGCTGAAGTTCAATATAACGCAGCCCTGTAATAGTGTTTAGCTCAAAGATTACCCGTTTTTTTTCCGGGACAGCCTGCAGGAACTTATCAAACTCTTCGACGGTTAAGACCTTCGTGCCGTCCGCAGTAATGAGCCCGTTTTCCATAGCTCCGCTTCTCGCTTCTCTCTCTTCTTCTCGGTAAGATGTAAAGGACCGCATCACCTCATAACCTCCATACATATTAAAAGACAACATTATATTAAAAGGTTGTCTTTTCGAGGTTAAACCTCTACATTTCGGGTATTTTTTAGGGATCTGAAAAGGCAAAAAGACAACATTTTATAATAAAAGGTTGTCATTTCAAAAAGAAAATAAGAGTTAAAAAAGTATCTCTCCATTCTCGGAAATTGTCATATTAATTAAGTTCCAGTAAACTTTTTTAATTCCATCATTTCGTTACTATTTTGAGCTCGTATTATTTTTCTGGGTGCTGTTATTTGCCCCCTTGGGTATTCCTATCCCTGAGCTGCTGTAGTCCTTCGCCTTATCTACTAGCTGAGTGCAGGCAGCCCGAGCGTTTATAATCTGCCCGCTTTCCCGAGGCACGCTTATATTATTAGCTTTCTCTTTCACCTTGTCCTTTATGGCCTGTTTAAGCTTCTCCTCATCCTGGACTATCTCGACAGTATCACGGACCGGATTTTTAACAGTATAATTTATCTTCTCTGCACTCTGTCCGGTTTCAGTCTTTTCACTCGCAGCACCTACCAGGGAAATAAGGAGGGCCGCAACCAATAACGCTTTTATGTATCTATTCAAGAGATTTGAACCTCCACATTTTAATGATATATTTAAACAACACTAAATTTAAATAACTTTCCGACGTCTAAATGTTTATGAGTCTCCGGGAAACATTTATTTTATTCTTATATTTGTCGTCTTTATTTTTTTCAGGGTTTTTTACAGGGACTGCGTCGGCTGCAGGTGATTACATCGTAAGCCCGACGGGAGCTACAAACGACCAGGACGTTATCAACAAAGCGATTGAAGAAGCAAGCGAGAACGGCGGCGGTACTGTCTATCTTAACCCTGGTGTCTATCTCGTAGATGGTCCAGTAATTATAAAATCAAATATTCATCTTACCGGAGACCCAAACGCGATTATAAGGGTAGCACCCACTTCTTCGCAATGGTTCACGGGCCAGATCGGGGTAATATGCAACCCTAGGGAGTCTGTGCATAATGTCGAAATATCAGGTTTCCAAATTGACGGCAACATTGGAAACCTACCTCGAAGTTACGCGAATTCAAGAAGCGACACGCGACACGACTGCGAAAAACTTATTTTGTTCGGCGGTTGGCAAAGCAATTTTGGAAGCAATATCAAAATACATGATATGAAGCTGTATAATGCCTTTAGCGACGGAATTTATATTAGATTTTCTAAGGGAGTCGCATGTTATAATAATTTCATATCAAACTGCCAGCATGAAGGTATTTTCTTTTCCTGTGTGCTAAATGGTACAATATATAAAAATAAGATTGCTGGTATAACAAGCGACTGCGCCAGGCTCGATAACTGTCAGAACTGCAAAATACACGATAACATTTTTTTCGCATACACAGGGGACAGTTACGGAGCGTATAAGGGCGGGCACAACGGATTGCAGATCGGGAACGCGGGAGTCTCACACGGGTACGATGCAAGAAATAAACCATTCAAAACAAAAAATATTGAAGTTTTTAACAACGTTTTCTCTGATCCTGGGCTCCGTGCTATTTGGTACCATGGCGGGGAAAACGTGTATATACATGATAACAAGTTTGTCAATGCTGAAGAACTAATAACTATGGGTATTCCAGTCGGCGACATATCCTTCGAGAACCAGCCGAGTGTCGAAATGACGGAAAAAGTCTTTGGGGGTCTTCTTGAGATCCTTAACATCGATTTCGTCGATAATGCAAGATATAACCAAACCGAGGATAGTATCAAAATACCAGTAGAGGAAAGGGACAAAGGGAAGATAAGAGGAGGTATAACTATCGCAGGCTTCGCCGACGTCGTTTATAAAAACGGCGTGCCTTACATCCCGGATAACGAAAGCGTACTCGTTAAAGCGATCGCCATGCCTTCACCAGCCAATACTTTCTTTAATGCTGGGGTCAACGGGATAGAAAAGCAGATCGAGAAAGGGATCGAAAACGGGGAAGCATACGCGAAAATGACCGTAACAATGCACTATACCGTAAGCAGCAAAAACTCAAAAGGGGAGAAGGTTAAAAAGCTAAAGACTACTAAGGAAGTCTTCGAGGCGAAGCGGGTACCAGCTCCGGCGGTCCTTCCTCGACCTGATAAAGTAAATTTCCGAATAGATCAACACATAGGAATTAAAAATTATACCACGGTCGCACCTTACCCCTCGGTTCCGGAGGGCCTGCAGAGGGTAGAGTATGAATATAACGGGAAGACGGTAAAGAATGTTTTAGAGATCGGAGAACGCATAAGAGGGGATAACGGTATAATTCACACAAACATAACAGAGGTCAATTATTGGGACGGAGATCTCGACCACTTCGGAGACGGCTTGTATATTGAAGGAGAATTCGAACAGGATAAACTAAAGATCAGAGCATATACGATATACGAGGAGATCCCAACAGAGTCAGAGTATTTCCTACATGAGTACAAAGCTCAGAGGCTCCTAAGCTTCGAGAATATTATTGTGATCCTTAAAATCTGCCTGACTCTCTTTGCTTTATACCAACTCTTAAAAATCGTTTTTTAATTTTTAAGTATGTAGTTTATCCGAATAAATTACATACTCTTTTCTTTTATTATTTCTTCTGATAGTGTTTAAGTGTTCTTATTTTAGTGTTGTATATAAAGAACACTAAAATTTATATACTTCCGAGACATATTGGATTTATATGAAAACTAAACAAGTATTTACGGCTGCCTGGTTGTCCCTGGCAGGTTTGGCGAGCACAGCTTCGGCTGCAGTCTCGCAGAATGGCACGTCGGTGTATATCCAACCCGACGCAGTGAACGGGTACAATAAATTAACCCAGTTTAATTTGTTTGGCTATCTCCTAGATTTCTTGGATATAGTCAACTATCTGGTTTATATCGCGGCTATTATCGTCGCTCTTTATTGTACCTTGCTTGTTATCGTCAACATTGTTCACGGGAAAAGAGACCCGAGAGCAATAAGGGACGAGCTATCAGCTCAGGAAGGACTCGTTAAGGTCGTAAAAATTATAGTTTATATGAAAGTTGCCTTAATGATTATCGACTTTGTCTTCTACATAACATAAAAGGAGAGCGGAAACGATGCGACTGCTTCCCATCTTCGGTATTATTTTTTTATTTTCTTTTTCAGTCGTCCCGGTCATGGCTGCAGACGACGATAACACTGCAGCTCTCAAAGGAATAATCAGCGGGGCCTTTGATGACTGGGTTACAAAACAAGCGGACGGGCTGGTCAAGGACTCAAAGCTCGTAAGTTCAAACAATACCGGCGATGAAGCGAGAGTCGGCGTTTTCGATTTCATAGCCTCTCCAATAACAATATTAGAGGATGAAACCTTCCAGAAAACCCAGAAAGAGACAATACAAATTTTTATTATTTTGGCGAAAATCCTGGTTATTATTGTCGCTCTGCTTGCATTAGTGCAGATTTTAGACCCGGATGCAGCCGGGGGAATAACAGAATTTTTCCACGGCAGAGCGACATATTACGAGCCGAAGGACGTGTTTAAAACGGGAATAAACCTCGCCTTATGGTTCTTTTGCGGCCCAGGGATCTTAATCGGTATGTTTTGGCTCTGTAATAACTGGGTTGGCCGGATGGATACTTCTGTCCTCGATCAGGTGATCGTCTCTTCAGATAACCTCCCTAATTATATAATTTTTGGGTTATCTGCTAAGGGCCTTAAAATTTACATGTCGATAAGGACGGCTATACTGCTTTTTGCGTCAAGATATTGGTATTATCTAGGTATAATGCTCGCATGGAAAAAGACACGATGGGTAGGAATTTTAATTCTAGAATACGTGGCGGTCCAGGTATTTGTCCAGCCAGTTTTAGTTAGTCTGTTAACTGAAACTGTCGGTTATACCTTAGACGGAGGCTTCGGGTTCCTCGTTGATATGGTAGTATACGGAGGTCTAGCTATCTTAATGTTTTTAATTTGTTTCATAGCACTCACTTGCCCGATATGGATAAAATTGTTTAGTCCTAACACATTAAGGTCAGTTGTAGGGTTCGCAAAAATCGCATAAGGAGGCTTATTAAATGACCAACGCACCCCCAGCGACGTTGAAGAAGGCTTACACGGGGCTCTCAGGGACCAGGGAAAAATCTAAAAAGTTCCTGATTTCAGCTGGGACTGCTTTTTTAGACCTGGAGCTCGCGAGCCGTGCAAGAGAGATATATCGAGTTTACGGGTATGATAATTATCTACTTCATTTTTATATCGGACTCGGATTGGTGGTTACTGCTACTGTTTGGATCTGCTTAAAAGACGACGCGGTCTTCTATAAAGTCGGTAATTTCTTAGACTTTTTGTATAGATGGATAATGAGAAAAGATTTCGTTTATAAACATGATGATAAAAAAACAAGCGACAAAGACATCGACGAGCACGTAAAAGTTAAGAAAATGTCTGAGCTCGGCATAATTTGGTTTAAGATCCTGACAATATACAAAAGATACAAGTGTAACACAGGGGTTATTTTCGTAGTCAATCCCCAGAACGTACAGGACCTCGATGAATTTAACGAGAACACTGCACTGCTTCTATACAGCCTGCAGCCTGGTATCCTGCAGAAATACCACACGATTCAGAGCCAGGACATGAGCGACATAGCCGAGCAATACGAGGAAAGGCTCAAATTACCACCAGAGGAGCTGGGACCTGCCGAGAGAGTCGGGCTTTTTTACACAAAACAATTTTTACAAAGTCTATCTGGGCGGGTTAATTGGGCTTATTTTATTTTCCTCGGTACTGGCTATTATACAGATGAAGAAAAAGCTAACCTGGAAGTATCCAGGGTAATAAAATCTTACCAGCTATTTCTCGAAAATTCCGGTATTGAGTCAAGGCTAATTACCTCGCCTTACGAGTACGAATTGATAACGAAGCAAATGCGGAGCATGAAAAATATAGGGGTGGTTACTGTATGAGTATTCAAATAATGCATAAGATCCTTCCAAAGTCCATAAAGAGAAGCTGGGCTGAATTCAAATGTTTTTTAGACGTTAAAAACTGGTATAAACAGTTTGAGGAGATCGACAGGCGGCTCGTCCTGTCCCTTTCTCCTACTGTTTTTAAGCCAAAATGGGGAGGGCGGTATCTATACGCTGACGGCTGCTATATGCAGATTATAAGCGTAGGAGATCCAAGTCCAATTAATCCTAATAGGCAGGGAATACCCCCTAGAAAGGATCTTAGGCTTATCGACGACCTGCTAGACATTCCGACTGGGGAAAATGCCTGCATAGGAATTACGCAGACTGCTATACCCCTGCCTCCACGAGACGAGATCGAAGCATTAGAGAACGCCAGGCGAGAAAACATCCTGGCGGCTGCAATGCAGGAATCAGAAAACGATGGCGTCTTTAAAAATATTCACGATAAAATTATAGATTACATAGCTGAGGGAATAAACGAGTATAACCGGGCAGTATTCGAGGGCCGTATGAGAATGTTTGAATTCTCGCTCCTGGTTGCGGTAAAGGGGAAGACTACAAAAGACGTAGACGACCTTATGAGCCTGATTATTGCTCTCCTGGACGGTAAGAGGGTAATACATGAAATTATAGAATATGGACAAGTCGATGCATATTATATGATGATGCCGACGCCGTTTGTAAAAGAAAGGTTACTCTCGACCACAACAGGCGAAATGGTCGCCAGGACCAGCCCGTTAAGAAATAAAAACCCGAGGCTAGCGAAGTCGGGCCACTGGCTAGGGATCAATGAGGATACAAATAACCCAATTTTCCTGAATTTCAAAGACGGAAGCCTGGTCTCAGGTCATGCTATAGTAATCGGGAAGTCGGGGTCCGGGAAGTCGACTGAGCTTCTTAAGGACGATAAAAGAGTTCTTGAGATGGGAGACGAGGCTTTCCATATAGTCCCGAAAGCTGACGAAGACACAAACCACATTAATGTATGTAAAGAACTTGGTGGGCAGCTTATTAAGATCGGGCATAAGCGGGCGGGAGCACAAGATGCTGACTCTAACCCTAACATGTTCCAGGTCTTCTTTGATCCGGAAAGAATGGATACCTCATTAGGATCCTACCAGCTTGCGTTTTCTAAACATATGTCTCTTTTGCCTGATGTCATCGGGCTCCTAATTGGTGACAGTTTTTCAGACCCTCAGAGAAATTGGGTATATAGCTCGCTGGTAGAGTTATACCACAGGCGAGGAGTGATAGACGACAACGGAAACGTCATCAACCTTGACAAATGGGAAGATGGCAACTTCTGGCCTAACTTCGACGACTGGCGGGCTCTCATATATGAGTGGATGCAAGACGATGAGCACAAAGCTCCTCATGTGAATTCTGTCCTTGCTGCAATCTATAACAATACAACCATGATAACCAAGAAAGGGCCTTACGGTTTCCTTGTAAATAACAACATCCTAAAGCTTAGGAATAGATTTACAATGGTTGACCTTTCCGAGCTCATTGATACCCCTCATATCCAGGACGCGATGATCCTGCTTATAACAGGGATCATTAACACAAAGATCCAATGTGTCCCGAAGGGGCAGGTTAAAAAACATATTTTCATTACCTTGGACGAGGGCGCAAACCTGGTTAAAATTCCACGGATGCGACACGTAATCGAAAGGATGTTCAGAGAGCTTCGCAGTTTTGGAGGTCATCTTAAAATAGTATTCCAAGACCTAGCAGGCGTGCCCCCAGAGATGATAAACATGATGAAAACAAATTCCGACTACGTGCTCCTGCTTTCTAACATGTCGGCCTATAACATCAAACCCCTAGTTAAAGAATTTAACCTCACTAGAAACGACATAAGGAGACTTAAAGCGAAAGGAAAAGGAAAGGGCCTCCTGATCATCGGAGACACGCGTATAAACTATTTCAATTCACTTACACCAGATGATGAGAGGGTAATCTTTGGGAAATCGTTGAAAGTTGATTCTGAGAATACAGAGCAGTCGGCTGGATTCAGCCTGGATAAAAGAGTACAGTGGGTAAAGGATAAACATAAAGTATTTTTAAAAGACTGGCTGGTTGGTATTAACCTTAATCAGGTTATACGGGTACCCGGCTACGAAATGGAGCAATTCGACCATCCATTCCAGGCTGGAAAAAAGACGGTTTATGTTGAAGTCGGGCTCGAAAATGAGGACGGGCACATCAAAAACCAGACAAAGGAACATTACCTCTTCGCCTGCGCTCTAGCAGGCGAATGCTCATTAATGGGAGCAGTCGCAACTACTGACGACTACGGCACAGGGCAGGAAGTAGACGTTAAGCTAGTCTTCAACCAGGGGACTGCTAACGAAACTGTAATCGGGATTGAAGTTGAAATCGAAAGATCGCATACGGTAAAGGAACTTCAGGAAAAACGAGACAGGTTATTGATGAAAAAACGCGATGGGAAGCCTGAATTTGACCATGTGATTTTCACGGGAACACATGATTATTATAAAACGACACTCCGCGACGCGGTCGGACCAGATTTCTCAGCACCTAGAGGGAAGAGGCTTAAAGATAAAATACTCGCCTGCGTGAAAGCAGGAAAGAGGGCGACCGATAGCGATAATTTAGAGGACTGAGAAAACCAGAATTCAGGAAATCCGCCTGATTTTAACCTCAATTCTACCGAAAGCGACGCTCTGACGGCTTAACTCCTTGCGGTACTGTCCCTAACGGGACAGTCCCTCCGGGCTTAAGCCCGTCGGGAACGATTAAAACCCACGCGATTATAAAAATAAAATTGTGTTACTTATTATTATAGAAGATATGAATTGTAATAACGAGGGTTTCCAAGATGAATAACTTTTTAAATGTCTCCTGCGATTGTGTTTTTATGAATGGAGAAGAGACGAAAGAAGATGTACCTAAAAAAGAAAGGGTTGGAAGTGGTATGTATCATGCCGTAGACCTGGACGAATGGGACGACCCTTTCCCTATCCTCACGATAGGCAACAAAGGGCGGGTACATCTCCCTCTTCGTTATCTCGACTCAGATATCTGGGTTTTTATTTCTGAGTCTGCAGACATAAGGGAAAAATGTAATCTTATATTATTACCCAAAACAGGGCCGAACAAGTGGGAAGAGGTATTTCAATCGAGAGGGAAAAACGCAGGAGACCTCTTAAATGTCTTCGGAAACGGAGATATTTGCGTAAAATATAAAAAAGGTATGAATGTTAAAGTATTTGTGAGGAGAGCATGAATTTAGAATTTACCCCCTTAAAAGTTATTTTGCTTATGATCCTAGCAGGCGGGATCATTGGAGGGCAGCACATAGCAGCACAGGTCCAGCAGGTCGACCAAGCGGAGAGCTTCGAGGATCAGATCAGAGCAAACGTTATACAGGTAGATAACGAGATTCAGGCGCTAAAGCTGGCATATAATAATTCAAGTGTCGGATATTTCCGGGCAGAATGCCAGAATACTCAGCAGTATATAACGGAGAAATGGCTGGCAGCGAGCCGAGACTCAGGCATGAGCCAGGAGGACCGGAGGCTTAACGCAGAATACAGGGATTTTTTAGTCGAAGCCAGCAGCATTATAGACGTTTACCTGGCGAGAAGTAACCCGGACTTCACAGAGTATGAAAAATACAGAGACAATTTATTAAAATGAATATTGAGGTTCTTTTTCTTGCATGTTTATAAATTTGCGTAGGGGTTTAATAAGGATTTTTGGAAGTTATAACCCCCTATTATGTATCGCCCAATATCTTTCTATTTTCTCTTTATCCGGGCCTTCAGCAGTTAATACATTCAATTCCGCTTTTAATTTAGCCACTTGTTTTCGATAACTGTTAATGTCTTCTTGAACGTATTTACATCTGGGATTCGGAAAACACCCTTTCTCTATGTCTCTATTGATGTATTCCATATAATCTTTTATCGTGTCTTCCATTTGCTCTATCTCGAAGTTTATAGTTATAATTCGAGAATTTATAAATGAACGATCACACCATTCATCAGAACCCACTTTAAAAGGATTGTTTGTTAGTATTTCCCATTCGTCGATAGGCATATGTTAAACCCCTTGAAATCGTTATCAGTTCTGAGCGGTAGTTAATAACATTTAAGCCACGGCCTCCAGATTCTCAGCTTAACCCTAACAGTTTTAGGGAATTTTCGGCCCACTGGAACGATGTAAGCCACTTAGACCACCCCCAAGCACTTTAATACGCCCACGAAAGCAAAATATTCGTAAGCTGAGAAAAGAAGGGCTGAGGGATAAGATTTATTTTTCAATGCTAACCCGGCTAATATTGGATTCGCCATGCAGAAAAACACCTGCGCTAGAAGGTTATTCCCGACTGATAAGTAATAAGAGCCAGACAGCCCAAGGGCGGCGGAAAGTACATCGAATCGTAAAAGACTCTTATTAACATAACTTAAATAATTTTTGCCGTAACTGTTAGACTGTTTTACTGTCATGGTCATTTAATAAGCCTCCTCTATAAAACTAAATTTAATAAAACATTTGTTCATAAAATTGGAGAGCGTGATCTCGCATTTTATATGGGTCGAAACATTGGATAGTAAAATCCCCGGCGGCAGCTCTTAGAAAAATAGAGCAGTTGAAACAATTTAAACGGTAACATTCTCCAGCGTCGGCAGGAAGTTCGCTTATCATAACGTCTTGCATATCAGCACCTTATCAAAGTTGATATTTTCTTCTCGGTCCTGGATAATCTACCTCGTCTAAATGATATGATACAGTTTCCCCGTTTTTCCAGTAACTCTGATATCTATAATTCTTACCCACTTCGGCGTTTTTGTATTGCTCTTCCGTAACTAACCACGGAAGGCGAAACTCCTCATTTTGCAGCGTAACGCTGTAATATTCAGCCCCGCCATGCGTAAATGAATGTTTCTCTACACACACTCCGTTAAATTCATCACGGAGTTCAGGCTCAGGCGGGCGAATTGAGTCGGATATTATATGTGTGGATACAATCAGAAGAATTATAAATATGCCAAAGCGGAGATTTGCATAGGTCATTGTGTTTCCATCCTATCTTTGTGTTAAGTCCGTTTTACTTTTCGTGAAAAGAAAATAAGTTTAAGTGGTTGGAGAAGTCTTCTTTAGCCAGTCGCCTCTTAAAATACCGTCATTTGTTGCCCGACTGTCTCACATTTCCACCCGTTCGCCTGCCAGATTCTCCTTACTATTTCATCCCTCGAAATCGCCCCGCCTCGATACATCCCGACAAGTTCAGGATGTTCAGCGAGGTACTTCAAGACGTTACCATGACAGGGCTTTGGATAGCACCAACATGCAAGCCATTTACCTTTAAGTTCGTGAAGATCATCTAGTAACTTACTATCTAAAATATAGTAGGCGTATCTCCTGATTACATGCATGCGTTCACTTTCCGAGCGCATTCTATAAGGATTTCCCCATTTTGATTTTCTGTCAATTCTTACGCAGAGGTCAGGGACGCAGGGAGTATAATGCATGTTGAGGATTTCGATTTCAGACATTACTCAACCCCCTTAACTTCACAAGGCGCGATTCACAACGTCCATTTTGTCCGAGGTGGGCGCAAATATTTTTTGTCATATGGAAGCCCTTCTATTTCAAGAAGTTTGGCTTTTTTACATTCCTCTGATGTGAGATCATAATTAAATCTAATATTAATCTCTTTTAGCGCTTGATCTACATCTGGAACTGGCTCTACTACGAAGCACGGGCTTCGATAGTATTTTCTATTCGCGACAAACCTGAAGCAATATGCTCCACGTTCTACATAATTCAGCCCCCCCGGAAACGCGGGGATTTCTTTTGGGCTAACATATTTGAATACTTCAGAATACATCTGTCTATCAGATGCACCCTCGATTTCCATTTCACGAAGTCTTGCGTACAATAATTTATTTACTATTTTTTTGTATGTGTTATTTAGAATCTCTGGAGGAAAACTGTTCTCCAGTGCGTTGAGTCTTGAGGTCATTTTCATACCTCCCAGATTTCACAATCCTTTCTTGAATACTTTACAAAGTATTCAAGCAACCCACAGTTTTTGATGCTATTTTTTTCCCCGTTACAACGCATAGTTCCATACATCCGCTCACATGAGCGGATGTATGGGCACTTACCGTACACTGTAGAAATTGCAACGGGCAATATTGACATCACTGTAATCAGACCTCCACGAATCCGATGTGTCGGAACACCTGTATTTTTTTCACCGACCCATCAGGCTGTGGGATTTCCTCGCTTTCCCTTTTTGAGAAAGCATACACGGGGGTAAACCCGCATTCTCGGAGTGCTTTCTCAAGTGCCCCCATGAGATACGGAGCGCCACCAATCATTACACGGGTGATCCAGATTCTATTGTCTGTTTCGCCCGCATAATGATTTGCCTCAGACACTGCGATTTCCGCAAGTTCTGAGGCTCTTGCTTCAATTTCTTCCTTCGTAGGGATCTCCTCAAATGTGAGGAGTTCCCTTATCTTATCTTTGCACATTCTAGGCTCAACAACGAGTTGAGCCTTCTGTTCTTGGGTAGCTGTGTGTTGGGTCAAATTGAGTATCATTTCTTTTCCTCCGAATTACTTTGTTATTATCGTTTTCTCTTAGGTTGTACAATATACTATTAGGTTTCAAAGTATATATAACTTACTATCTTCAGCGAAGATAGTAAATAAAAATAAGGGTAGTGAAATTAACTTAACTGCTCATTCCTGCCACTTCTGATGAGTCGGGCTGTCCCCTTCTAGTATCCTCTGATGTGACGGTCCAGGTATAGCATCCTGCTCGTACTCCCCGTTTCGATTCGGGAAATCTTCTGCCCGAAGTTCCCAGGTGAACCCATTTGGGTATTTCAGTGTTATTGTTCCTGCGTTGAAGTTACAAAATACGTTTTTGGTTTTCAGATCGTATTTGTTCTGGTTATACCAGTTCCATATTGATTGTTTCATTGATTGTTTCATTGTCTTTTGGCTCCGTGTATTTTGTTTGTAATCCTTTACTTAGTATATAGTAATAGGTTTCAAAGTATTTAAAACTTACTATCTTCAGTGATGAAAGTAAATATAAAAAAATAATTAATCTGGAATCTTTTTAATTTCGTCTTCGTTTCTTTCTACATATTTACACTTTATGCAGAACAGTAAGACGTTAGATGTCTTACGCTTCTTATTTAAAGTATATTGAGTGCTTGACTTTTTAAGATAGTATTTTTTACCCTGTTTCAGGCACTCTGGGCATAGTTTTCTAGGGTTTTTGCCTTGTCCTGTGCCTGGATTTGGCCATTTTTTAGGAGTGTTCTGTTTCCGCGCTGTCATTTTTTCAAGCTCCTTATTTGTGCGGCGAGCTCATCACTGAATGGAACTCTTACGCCAACGGCGCCGGCTCCTCCTGTCTGCACGTTGTTACGGCTCCAGTCGTCCCCGTCGAAGCCGTTATTTTGAACATGCCAGATCCACTCCTTCTGTATTACCCACCATTCGCCGCCGCCCCATGGGTTTTCGGGATTTAAGGGGTTCTGGATTTTTTCCCCTTCCACCCTTATTTTTTCACATCCTGATTCTTTTTCCGGATCTGGGTATTCAGCCTCTGTGAAGGCTTTTTTAATGTCGTCAATTTTTTCCTGTAGCTCCTTAGCTCTCTTCTCTTTCTTTTCTTTCCTCTTCTTTGCCTGTTCTCTCCTATAGGCCAGGGTAAGCTCCTCTTTTACACCGAGGATTTTCTCGACGGTTTCAGGCTGCGCTGTGAGCCAGCCGTAAAGCTCTCCATCTGCGTCGTCAAAGCCAAATCTCTCGAAGTGTTCTGCTATCATTCCCCACGTTTCTCTGGGAACAAATCCACTCAGTCTGTAATATGACATCCCTGTTTCTGGACACCGTCCTGCGTACTGCAGGTAGATATTTTCTAGACTCGATTTAGCTGTTGCATTGGTTCCGAACTGTTTAGTATATTTTTTCATAATAATCAACCTCTATAATATACAAGGCACACAACATATATAAAACTTACTATCTTCACTGAACAGGGTAAACTTTTAAACAACTAAATAAATAAAATGAATTATTTAAATATGTAATAATTTATATAGTTAATGTTCTAATAATCACATGCTAAAAAAATACAGGAGCCTTGTAATGAAAGAACCACGTGGTGGAAATGCCGAATTATGATACACATAAATTCCTCTGCCTTCTCCCCCTGCCTCTCGTCCTGGTCTTTCTAGTGATGGCATACGACGGAGGCTTCGTCGAGATCGTGCCTATAATTTTATGTCTGGTCTGGTGGCTGCTGCACACCCTCGTTATAACTCCAGACATAGATACGCTTTCGATACCCTCTAAGCGTTTGGGACCATTAGGATTGATAATAAGGAAACTGTCAACGCACAGGAAAACCTGGCACTCTCCATTATTCTGGGCCGCATATTTTTGCCTGAGTTACAATTATCTCGGCTGGTGGACCCTGGGCGGGGTTTTCCCTGTTTACTGTCATATTTTCGTTGATATAATCGACCACGCATATAAAGTACAGAAACGAAAAATATTAAAGAAGCTTCGTTTAAACGGCTTATTCTGAGGCTCTCTAAGCCTCTAACTCTTTTTTGTTAAGGCTCTTATACCTTGAAGCCCGAGAAATAGCCAGGAACACGTCGATATTAAACCGGCTCCTGGTAACGTTTTCCTTACCTTTCTACCTACTCTTTTATCTAAGAAGGCGAGAAGACCCCGTTCCTTCGGGTCGGTCAATAGATTGTAAACAAGCGTATTCAAACGCTTTGCCTAACTCTGTTTGAATACTCACATCATTCACCAACTTTTTGTTCTAATTCTTTAACATTTGCATTTAACTTCTCTTCAAGTATTTCATATAATTTCTTACCTATTACTTCTGCAAGTTTTACTGGGACAGCATTTCCTATCTGTCGATACTTAGAAGTTAGATTTCCTACG